GTATTAACTTTTTCTTCTTTTTTTTTTCGTAGTTTTTTAACCACTTTAAATCTTGAGGTGTAGCCATGTTTGACTTCATCTTAGTTTTTATTAAAGTGGCTTTGTTTTCTAAAAGTTTCATTAGAATTGTACGTCTGATTGATCTAATCTTTTAAGAACGTCATCTCTGTATGCCTCATCTGTATCATAGCGTGGATCTCCCATAGCTGCGACAAGTTCTGCTTGAGATCTAAACGTTGCACCAGCAGACGATGCAGCTTTACCTTGTATCATTCTACCTTCGTATCCATTTAATTCGTCGTACTGACGTTGTAATCCTTGAAAAGCTATACCGATAGCTGCTGGATTACCTGAGTCAACTACAGAATCGAAAGCGTCAACTTGTGCATCTGGAAGATTACTAGCAGCCCATTCAATTACTCTGTTGTAATTACCTTCTCCGCCTGCTGCATTCTGAACACTATTTACTTGTGCTTCAGACATTTCTACAGACTGTGTAGAGGCTTGAGGATTATTAGCTTGAATTTCTAAATAAGCATTAACTAAATCAGTGCTACTCATTTCTGAAAATCTTTCTATTGTCTCCTCTGATAGAGCACCATCATTTTCATAATACTCTGCTGAGGCTTCGTTAATTAAACTGACCGCAGGAGCATCATCAGATACCTCTTCATCAGTTTCTTCTTCTTCTGCATATCCTTCGTCACTTTCTTCGTAGTCTGTTTCTTCTTCTTGTTGTCCAAGTTTCTTTTGTAATGATAAGTATGCTGATTCTAATTCTTCAGCACTTGAGTATTTACCAGCTAGTAATTGTTCTTGTTCTGCTACTAGCTTTTCTCCTACTGCTAGAGAGTCTTGTTCTTCTGTAGTTAAGACTTCTGCATCAGGAGTATTATCATATGATAAAGTTTCTGCCATTATTCAGGTTGTGGTGGTTGTAAGTTGTCTCCAAGCTGTTGTAGGTTTTGACCATCAGCCATTTTACTGTTAGCAAATTGACCAGCTTGTTCAAGTAATGTTTGATTTTGTTTCATCTGCATCTTCTCTTCTTTTTCTTCTGCCATTTGTTGTTGACTCTTAACTAAGTTTAAGACGTCTATACCTTGTGCAGCAGCTAATCTCTTAATTGCTTCTTCAGGATTTATGTATGCCATTAGAGCTTCAGGTCCTAGCGTTTGTGCTATTGTTCCTACAAATTGAGTAAGTGCTTCTCTATCTTGCCCTCTACCTAAAGCATTAATACCAGCCACTACTGTTGGGCGTACTATATCTTTTGGTAGTTTAGGAATTTCATTACTTCTTTGGAGAACTAATAAAGTTCTGTTTAAATATGGTATGAGGAAAGATACAGTTAACAAGCTGAATATTCCGCCAAGCTGTTGCTCTAGTTCTAACTGAGTTAGTCTGACTTCCTCTGCTGTTACTCTTTCTGCATTCCTTACGTTCATTACTAAGAAAGCTTCAAGTAATCTTCTCTCTATAGTTTGAGACATGTTCGCGGCTGTTGAAAAATCAGCAGTCTTTCCTACTTGGACGACTTGCACATCTTCTGCCCTGCCTTGTACGATGGCTCCGTTTCCAGCCTTAGCGATAGTCGCTGGCTTCGTAGTTGAAGATGGACTGACCAAAAAAATAACTTTACTGGCTGCCGCAGCTCCTTCAACAAGAGCTTGTGATAAACCCTCTAGAGATTTGAGATCACCAAGGAACTCTTCTACTCTACCACGTCCATACTGTTCTCCGTCAACAGAATTAAAAGTCAGGACTAGCCAAGGACTTGCATTCTTAGGAGCTGTACTACGTGTTCCCGGTATTATCATATCTTCTACTTCTTGATACCATTCCCATCTGCCATTGTTGAGTTTCACGCACGTGTAAACTTCGACCTCATCAGAATGAGTACCATAACTTTTATCAACGACTGTGTTGGGTTCTTTCTTTGGAAGATCGAAACCGAGTACATCGCGATTTATCAATTCCTTTGTAACTATTTCTAGGACGTTACCATTTCCATCTCTGTTGACGACATACCTATTTAAAGGATAGTTTTTTATACCATCTTTACTCATAAATAAAAGAGCATTACCACCAACAATTAAATGTTTTAATGCTTGGTGTATTGTAACTCTATCATTTGATGCAGCAATATAATCCATGACCATTCGTTCCATCTTAGAAAAAGATAAGTCTAGTTCACTTCTTATATCTGGGGGTAGTTCTTCACCTAGCTTGTCATCTCTAACTTGTAGCTTAAAGAAGGAGCTTTGTGGAGGTAGAATTGCAAGCATTAATTTTGCTGCTAAAGCTACAACGCACTTAGCTCCTACTGATTGCCACGGAATATTGAGAGTCTCGTGTGTAGGTCTTGAAGTTGTGTCGTCTTGAATTAAATAAGGTAACGTGAGTTCTGAACAATCAACGGCTTTGTCTAGGAATTGTCGTCGATCTGTTACCAGTTGATTATATCTCTCACGGGCTAACATTAGTTAATGCCTCCGGTTCCGGTTGTTGCGGTACCCATACCTGTATTTACTTTAGGATTTAATTTAATCCTTAATGATCCTGTACCTTTTGAGTACTGGTTTTTAGTTTTATTACCACGGTCATCCTTTGCTCTCCTTACCTGTGGGTTTACATCCTTAATGATTGGATCAGGAGGGGGTGCAGTAGGTGTTGGAGGTAATGGAGGTGGTGGAGCTGGTGGTAATGGTGGTGGTGCTGGTGTAGGAGCCTGTGCTCCTCCAAATATACACATTAGATTTCGTCCTCTTCTATGGATTTAATGTAATCAATTACACTGGCTTGACCAGATCTATACATAATTGATTCGATTGATTCTTTTGGGTGAACTGGCTCCCACCCGAAGTTATCATCTAACTTCTGTATTAAGTCCTTAAGTCTTTCGTTATGAAGCTTAAGAGTATTGAGGGAGATTGACATTTGAGTGTTCAAAAAATGCTGGCATTCTAGCTGCCTTTGTCTGAGAAAATTCTGGTGCCTTGCCTTCGTACATAAGTCTGTCGCTGGCATCTAACCAAAATTTTTTGTCTAAATATCTATCGGTATTCTGTTTCAAAGGTTCCATAACCCAGTTGATTGTTGCCTTCCTTAGAAGGTCAAGCGATCTACTAGGTTTGAGACCTAGCTCAGCACATACCAAACTGTTAGTTGCTACATGCACTTGCTCGTCTCTAGATATATCTGCTGATACTGTTCTTAATCCTGCATCTCCACAAAATCTAAAGAACGGTAGTAATACAAAAAAGATTGCTCTTTCTGCTACTAACGCCTTACATAATGTGTGGTCAGGATGCTGTTCCCATGCTGCACGTAAGCGTAATGCTTCGGCTTCGGCTTTGTCATCTACGCCTAGTGCGTTGGTGATATAACCAAGAGCGAGGTCATGTTTGATCTCGTCTTTTACGTTCGACTCTAGAAGTGCTCTAGCAGTGAGGGGAACTTCTTTACCAAGTGCTTCTGTAATGAACTCGCCAACTGGTAACTCCATATGGCGTATTGCAAGAGCACGGTAGATGGTTTCTTCTGCACCTTCTTTTAGTTTTCCTTTAGATGTTTGTACGGGTGTCCAAGTTCTTTTTCTTGATAATAATTTTAAATAGGGATTCATTGCTCGCAGTCACATTCGATCTTCATTGCTGGATCCGGGACAAAGTCTGGATCTGGTTCTTTACTAAACAAATCTCCTAAGTAGTTCTCAACTTCAAGATCTCCTAATGCTGCGTAAGCATCAGTCTTATCTTGTGTATCGCCCATTACCTGTAAACTGTAGTAAAGAGAAGTTTGTGGTGATTCTAACCACTCTTCTATAAAAGCCTCATCGTATGTCACCATGTCGCTCCAAGAGTTGAAGCTATAGCCATGAAGCAATCCTGTTCTGTTAAGCATAATCATTATCTGATCTGCCACTTGTTTGTAACTCTCCCATCCAACTTCGGATGCGATTTCAACGTCGCCATATTTTACCTGTTCGACACCAAACTCACCTGAATCCCTGTCAACTACTCGACTAATAGGTGGTGCAATTTCTGGTGTTGAAGTAAAGCCATGAAT